AATCAGGAGAAGCGTCACCGACCATTTCAAACCATCGCCGCGTCCAGCTTTTCGACCCTTCCGGCTCAAACGCAAGAGCGGTTCCGGTGTCATTGCTTCCCGAAACGTTTGCATCGAACCAACCCCCGAGTTTGTCGAAACCGTGCCGCGTGCATCCCCAACCGAAACCAACGTGATATTTTTGGCAATTAAGAGTTTCGCCTTGGCTCAAAGCAACGGCGGCGGATTGCTTGGTTGTTTCAATTTGATTTCCTTTTTCCGGCAACCAATAACAATTTTCAAATGGCTGAATTACGTCGTAAATTTCTAGCGAATCCATGACATTATGCACCCAATCATCGTTGGAAAAATAAACGTCAGCATCAAAAAAAACGAAGTTTGTATTTTTTGTGCGAGTTGTTGCAAGGTTCCAAAGATTGTCTTTGTAAAACAAAATGTGATCAGTCATGTACCAATCAGAAAAAAACTCTTGCGGGACGCGAAGGGGTTTTTGCCACGGGGCAATCACTTGCGAAACAATAACTTCGAAGCCGTGTTTGCGTTTGTAGGTTTGCAGCATTTCTAAAGTTGCAAAAAAATGTTTTTTCGGCAACTCATATTCAACAGGCGAAAAAAAACTAATGACAACGCTTAGGTTCATTATTAGTTGTGGTATTCCCAAGGCGACCAAACGGTTGTGATAGATGAATGAACAACATTGCCAAGAGTTATGTCTACGCCGACAAACCTCCAACGCCAACGAATTTGTTGGTATCCAGTATTCCAATGCGGAAGTTCAAAATCGCCGGTGCTATTTATGTTGACGGTATCTGTGCTGTGGTAATAAAAAAGGTTGCCGTAGTTCGATCCATAGGAGTTCGCGTATTCATACCAATAAACAATTTGACCGTTTTTGATATAGTTTTTTGTTTCGCTGGGAGTGGCTCCATAAAATCCCGTGAAGTCCAATTCTTCCGAAGCGTTAGGGTCTGAAGAATTATCTGGATCGCGTTTTGAGATTATTAGTTTTGGACAATAAAACTGTGTGCCGTATTTTTGTTGACCTGAAGCACTCCAATATTGCGTCACGCTCTTTCCCGACATTGAACTAACTGCCAGCGGATACGTTTCGCCGTCGTTGGTGTCGCGGACTAATATAGTTGCAGGTTGGCTAAGTGTTGCTTTGTTCCAATCGGCGGCCCCTAAGCATCTTAGGTAACGAGTGCCAACGTCTGCTGTTGTTAGGAAGTACGTTTTCAACCTAGCAATTCGACTGTCCGCGTTATTGGTGTTTGATAGCGTAAACCCTGTCCATTTAGTTACGTCGTAAGTGTCGTTGTACTTCCAAAGATAACGTTTGTTAGTTCCTGCAATGTCGGCGTAAAACTCAACATGATCGTTTTGGTTTGCGCTAGTTGGCAAAAGTTCAACAGTAGTTGCGCTGGTAGTTCCTTCTGCCGGATTGTTGACAAAGATTGTGTTTTGATTTGTGAACTGTTTGCCGCCCGGATCGGCGCACCAATCCGACCATTCCGACCACTCGGTTGTTGCTTGTTGCTCTTGGTTGTTTTGGAATCTTTCAATCACAACGCGAGTTCGAAACCTAGCGGCTCTATTCCATTTGCCAGATTGCGTTGTTGGATTGCTCCAATACGTCCAACTATTCATATCGAGTTGGGTGATGAGTTCATCTTCGTTGTTGTAGCCGCTGTTTCCAGAGTTATCGACGACAGTAACGTACTGCCCCGCCACTTGTGAACTATATCGGTAGTTTTGCGCAAGACCCGGATTTTCTTGTGGCGGAACGTCCATCAATCCATATCGCCAAACGTTTCCGCCTCGGGTAGGCAAAGACGAAGAACCGCGTTTTGTTATCGTCCAATCGCCTTGGTTCAACGAATCAAATTCCCATTCCGTTTCCTCCTCAATTAAACTCCAACCCGCCGATTCGTAGTTCCAATTCTTTCCGGTTCCACGCCATAAGCCAACTTTGTAAGTATCCGACCAATTGCGGTCGAAAAATATTCCGGGCTTTGTTGACGACACGCCAGCAACACCCGTTGCAGGAACGCTAAGTATTGCCGTGTTTGAAATTACGTCACTGTGACCCGTGCTTGTGAGATAACATCTGTATTGGTCGCCGTCGTTGCTGGCGTCTAACGCGGTGAGTTCAAGAGTGCTATAAACTGCCCCGCTAATATCCGACCAACTAGAACTTGAACCAGAACCAGAACCAGAACCGGAACCCGCCGAAGTCAATTCGTATTCAAGCAAACGACCCGCCGCCGTTAAAGCGTTACCCGGAGCGGATGCAATAAGTTTCAACCCGTCACTAGACAAGCTCGCAACTGCACCGAAAGCGCAAGCATTTTTGGCGTAAGAATTATATTGTACGTATTGCGGAATTTGTCCCGTTGAATCGGCGTCCGGCGCGTAAATTGTGCCGACTTCATCCCAACTTGAAGTTGACGAGTTCCAATCGTAAACCTCAATTTTTGGATAACGGTATGCAATTACCGGGTTCGTGTTACTTCGTGCGTCTAATCCATCGCTGGTAATTACGATTCGGCTTCCATCACTTGAAATGTCAACATCGGTTCCTAGTCTTTGATCCTCGGCTTGATCGCCCCTAAATTCGCTGCCCTTCATCGACCAAGATGAACCATTGTAAGACCACACCGCAGCGTAACCGGAGTTAGTGCCTGCTGAATTTCCGGCTGCATTTCTCGCACCTGCAATAACGTGTGTTCCATCGTCACTTATTGCTAATGCTGAATTAGTTGCGCCGGGCGGGTCATAAAAAATGTTTGTAAGTCGATCATTTACCGAGTCGCCGTAAATTGTCGAACCCATTTGCGACCAACTAGAGGTCGTCGAGTCCCATTCAAAAACATCTATACCACCAACCTGTTGAACGCCGGCAGAGTTATCCCATTCCCAGCCACCACAAGCTATTTTGTTTCCGTCTTTGCTAAGACTAACGGCTGTGTAGTATTTTGTTTGGGACGAAACAACGTCGCCTGTCAATGGAAAATAGGAATCTTCAACATCACCAAAAGCAACCGAGGTTGAGGCGCGATCATAAATGAAAACCGCACCCGTTTGATTTTGCGTTCCGTCAATTACGTAGTTCGGCCTACAAATAGCGAGGCGTGTTCCATCTTCGTTCAAAGAAACGCCATGCGGTTTTTTATCCACACCGGTATTAGTATAGCCCCACGGGTTCGGGTCTGCTGGTACACCTATTAACGGCGTTTGAATATCCCAAGCGGAAGTTGACGAGTTCCAATCGTAAACCGAAACAGTCGTTCCACCCGCAATGGCGATTGTGTTTCCGTCGTGAGAAATCGCAACCGAACCACCGAAATATGGCCCGGCGGTTGTAGTGTTCGGCGTGTTTATATCACCGCCGATTTGCGCCCAAGCTGTTCCGTTCCAGCGCAACACGCGAGCCATTCCCATATTGGAGCCGCTGTCGTCGTTCAGATAACCAGAAGCAATGATCGTATTCCCGTCGCCGCTTTGTTCCAATTTCCAACCAAAGAAATCGCCGGAGTCTTCGCCTTCGAAGACCGCGCCGGGGTGTGTAACTTGATTGATAGAGGATGACCCGCTACTGCTACCACTACCACCAAATTTTTGCCATTGATAGTTGATCGTTCCACTTGGAACAGTTGCGTTCAAACTCAAAGTGAAATTTCCGTTTACTACAGAACCGCCAACTGGTTGCTCTGTAATAAATATTCCCGTGACGTTTCCACCGCCACCACCGCCAGTTGCGCCGGAAAAACTTTCCAGTGGTATTCGTTTCCAATAATCCTGCGAAACGCAAACGTATAAATGAACGGCATCAAGTGCCATTTCACCAACGGAACCCGTTGAAGTTTCGGTTGCGGGAACGCTCGAAAAACTTACTGAGTTGCCGCTTCCTCCAACCGTCAACCAAGACAACGCACCGCTTCCATCTGTTTGCAAAACTTGACCGGCTGAACCGGCGTCGTCTGGAAGGGTCAACGTGTAGCTTGCGGCGGCAGAATGCGGCGGGCCTTCAATAACTATTGCGTGACTGTTCGATTCACAATTGAGTTGCAACGAACCAGAAGTGTTTGTTGTTGCATCGCCTCGAATTTCCAAAACACCGTTTGCGGGTGAAGCAACAAGGTTTCCGACCTCACTTGATAGATCAATAACTGCCGCACCTGGCGACCATTCACCGCCAGAGTATTTTAGAAAATACCCGTCGGTTGGCGAAACGTTAGAAACGTCAGTGAGTCCGGCAAGAGTGTTCGCGGGGTCTGCTTGCGTTGTAAGTTCCCATTGGTCGCCATCGTATCGCAAAATATGCCCGTCGATTGGCGTACCTGAAACGTTTGAAAGTTGTTCAAGTCGGTGGTTGTGCGTGGTGTCTGATTTAAGGGCAAGTTGGTCGGTGACGTAACCGTAAAACTCGTCGTTGTCGTTTAGCGATTCCGCAATTTTGTTTAGCGTGTTTAGTTCTATTGGCGCGCCGTCAACCAATGCGGTTATTTCATCGTTGACAAAAGTTTGCGTTGCTTTGGCATCAAGCAGGGTTTGCAAATTTGTAACGTCGGCAACTTCGTGCGAATGAGTTGACGCCGCTTTTCCATCAAGCTCCGTTTGCAAATTCGTAACGTCTGCAATCGCGTGCGAATGAGTTGACGCTGCTTTTCCATCAAGCTCCGTTTGCAGGTCTGTAACGTCGCCGATTACGTGCGTATGGGTTGCAGGCGTGAACGTTGTTGGAAGGTTTGTTATGTCGGAATAATCTGCACCCGTTAAGACAATGCCAGAACCCCACGAACCGCCCGTTTTTGGCCCGTAAAGGGTGTCGGTGCTTGTGTCGATATAGATTTGCCCATTGCTGCCAAGGCTTGCACCGGGCGCACCTGAACCGCTCAAAACAGGGTAGGTTGTTTGGCTACCACTTCCACCACTTCCACCACTGCTACCACCACCACCAAAGAACGGCATTTTAGTTCACCCTTTTTGTATGAATGCGAACGGTCGAACCGAAAGCGTCGCCGTAAGAAAAAACCGGCGCGTTGCTTGGAGACATAACTTCGAAAATGCAACTTGTGCCGGCGACTGTTTCGGTAATCGTGTCGCCGCGTTGCGGTTCTGAATAAGGCATGTCGGCGGTCTTAACTATGAAGTCGCGGCTTTCCCACGCTTCAATTACGCCGGTTGCGTCTTGTGTTTCAAAAACAGATTTGCCAATTGTTGCGACAATTGTTGAAGAGATTGCGCCGCGTTTGTAGGTCACGCTTGAACCGGCTGAAGATTTCAAAAGATCAGCAAGTCTTTCGGCTCCTGCTTTTAATAAATCAGCCATTATCAAACTCCTAAAAAAAAGCCGAAGGGCGACGCGGTTGCAATCGCCCCTCGGCTAGTGAACCACCTTTGCCTTAAACGTTGAGAAGAACAACGACCAGCGACGCGCCACTGGCGGCGGCTGCATAAGCCTTTCCGGCGGGGGTGTTGCCGGATGCGGTGGTGGTGATTGCGCTTCCCGTCCAATAAACTTGGTCGCCTTGGTTTATGGTGTCCGAGCCTTTTGGAAGTTCCCACGCGCCTTGATAAGCAACTGCACCCAACGCATTCGCAGCGATGTCTCTTGGTGCAACTGTTACAAGGTCATTCAGTAAAACAACGTCACCGGCTGTAACTGCACTCGAAGGGGTGTAGTCAACGGTCGGGGCTGCTGAAACATAACGAGCCATTTTCGTTTCCTTAAAAAAAGTTCCGCGACCAACACCACCCCAACACCGCGTTGAGGTGGTGCGTAGTCAACTACAATCAAGAGGTTGCCATTCTGTAACAAGAAAGGTCTTCAGCCTTTGCAACGCCAAAGTCCATGTACCCGCGAAGCATGATGCCCATGAGCGAAGCGTCAACAGAAACTTGCTCAATAGTTGGGCTTTGCGTTCCATTAAGGAAAGCAACCTCAAGGGCTGGAAGATCGGCAGCGTCGGCGGCTAACCACCAAGTCGTTGCGCTGGTAAGGTCTGAAGAAACAACAACGCGGTAACGTCCTGAAAGAACATTCACGTTTGGTTTTGTTGCATTCTCGCCGGTTATTAAGAGGCTCGAACTCATTAGTTCGGCTGCTGCCAATTCAAGATCAGGCGGCACAACCAAAAGTTTTGGAGCAACTCCAAGCGGGTTGTTGTCCCGGTCTTTTAGTTTTCGGAATGCTGTTGTTGCTGCTTTCAAAGAAGCAATTCCAAAAGCATTTCCCGCGCCGGCTGTAGCCTTCTGGTAGTAACTTGCGTTTCCGCTCTGGAACTCTCCCCAAATCACTTGGTTCATTGACAACGCTGCACCGCGACCGATTCGGCTATTGACTGCCGAAAGTGCGTTCAAGTCGTCGTTGATCAAGTCCTGACGGGTAATCGTTGTTGCGATCCCGTAGGTATCGGCGTTGACTGTTCGGCTTTCGTCCGATGCCTCTGCCATTTGAAGCGATCCCGCAGGCCCAACCTTTTGGAAGGTGAAACTGCCGTTTAGTCGATACATTGAAACGCTTTTGAAATCGTTCACGGATCGAGTTGTTGAGATGTCGCCCCAAGTGCTTTCAACAGCAGTAAAGCCGCTAAGAAGAAACTTGTTGCCAACGTTGGAAAGAATGTTGGAAATACTGTGAGCAGAAAAAGCCGCTCGAAGAATTGTGCCAACGTTTCCGCTTGTGATTCGGCTTCCGCCGTCGTAACCACCTTCACGGGCGGCGTTTACAATTACTTCACCAAGCGAAACCTGACGACTCTTTTTGTGTGCTGCTTCAAGAGTCTGTTCGTCGTAATGCCTTTCAGCATTTGACAAACCAGCCTGAAGACAAAGAGCGGCTTCGTCAACGCTTGCAGCGTCAACGCTTGGTGCGTTTGCGTGAATCGCAGGTGCGCGACTCTCGCGAGTTGCAAGAAGTTCTTTCATGTCTGCAAGTTCTTTCTTCACTGTTTCGAATTGCGCCGTAATGTCCTCATGACTTTGTTCTTCAACAGTTTCAACAGGTTCAACGGCGGCGGTCGCCGTTGCTTCCACCTTGACCTCGGCGAGATCATCGGCAGGCGTTTCGATGGCTTTATCTTCAGCCATAACTTCCTCCGTCGCCGTTTCTTCAGCGGCGATTTCTACGTGCGTCTCTGAATCCGCACCAAGGGTAACAATAGAAACTTCTCTCAGAGCAGAAGCATTCACAACACGCAACGGGCCAGAAAATTCCTGTCCGTTTAGTTTGATAGTTTCGGCATCAACTCGCTTGTGGTTGCTAACATCTGCACCCACTGACGCTTGCCATTGGTAGCCGCGTGCGGCTAATTCTTTTACTTGTTCGGCGGCTTCACTACTCGCCAAAATTTCACCTTCAACGATTAGCTTGCCGGCTTCAACGCGAACGCTTGATGTTTGCCCAAGGATAGACTCAAGCGAATAATCGTGACCCATTACGATTGGAAGTTGTTGCTTCAACTCCATGCCTTCAAGGTCAATCACGATTGGTTCACGCGACCACGTTTGACGAATAGGCCCGCCAGAGTACGCTTCGATTTCGAAACGTGCGTAGCGAATTTCTTCCTCTTCGTTTTGTTCGGCAACAAGTGCAACCGTTGCGTTTAGTTTTATGTTTTTCATAGTGCCTTTATTTTTTCACGGTTTGTTGATGTTGTTCCCGTCATACGTTCACGAACTACTTTTTTGTTTTTCTGGTGTAGGCTTTTTTCTTCGCTGCTTTTTTCTTCGCAACTTTCTTTTTTGCGGCTTTTTTCTTGGGGGCGGCGATAGCTTTAGCCTCAACTGGTTCTTCGTCTTGCTCGTCTTCGTCTTGCTCGTCTTCGTTTGTTGGAGCTTCAACGGCACCAAGACCAAGCTCTTGCAGTTTCTTTATTTCAACTGCGCGTTGATTTAATTCTTGTTCCCAACTTTTGCCCTGGCGAGCATATTCGGCGGCGAGTGTTGTTGTGTTTGTTGCAAGTCTTGTTTCGGTTGCTTTTGCTTCCTTAACGGGATCAACGTGATCTTGTCCGTCCCACTGCCAAGACCAATCGAGTCCGTCGGCGTCCATTTGCCGTGAAATATCGCCAACCAGATTCGCCTCTTGAAGCCAACTGCGAAACAAGCGGTCAAGAATGGTTCGTTCGATTTCGTCACGTTGAACCCTTGTGTTTTTGTTGTAAAGTTGCGCGTCCATTCGAGCGGATGCGTAGTTGTGCGAACTGCTATCGAGTGCGGCAATTGCGTATGGGATTTGAAGGCTTCGCCCGATTTCGGAAATGATGTTTCGACGAAAATCGCCAAACGTTGAAGTTGGTTGTTCCGCTCTAAGTTGTGAAACGTTCCAACCTTCGGGCAACGTAACCAAGGAACGTTGTTCAATTTCCATCGCTGCAAACGCTTCAACTTCATCAACTTCCGCCGCTGGCGAATTGCTATGGATGAACGCGGCGAAATCAGCGGCGGTTTCGGCGGCTGCAATCACTGCACCCGTATATCGGCGAAGGTCGGCGAACAATCGCAAGCAAGGCGCAACTTCAGACAAGCCCCGGTTTTGTGCCGGCCTGATTTGCGTAAACCAATGGAACATTTGCGCCGCTGGAATTTTCGTGTAATCAATTTCACTTACATGATAATTCGAACCGGGGTGATATCTTAAAACCGTGTAGCTGGTAACGTTGCCGAAAGTATCAAACTCAAGACCATCAACAAGCGAACCTTCGTAAGATGTTTTTTCTTTTACGGTTGCAAGCGGTGTTGAAACTTGTTCGGCTTCAATCATTCGCAAATCAAGTTGCACACCATCCAACGCCGGGTTGGTGATCATTGCGGCGAAACTTTCCCCGTCGATCAACTTTGCTTGACGCATTGTGCGGAGCTTGTCGGCGAGATTGATTCGAACCGTCCAATCGTAAAAAGACTTTTCAACTTTTCGCGCTTCGTCCGAATCGTTGTCGGATAACTGAACGCGCGGGCCGGTTCCAATCAAATCGCTTGATACTGTTTGAGCGATGCCTGCCAAATAAGAATTGTTTAGTCGTTCGTATCTTGCACGGTTGCGGATTGTTTGGCGAACAGTTGCAGACAACGCACCATCGAGCGAAAGAGCGTCAGCCGAAGCCCAATGTCGCCGGTCGTTGGGGTTTGCGTCTGCAATATCTATTTTGGCGGATACGCCAAGGGGCTTTGTTTTGCGAGACTGAAGCCCAAAAACTTTTTGAATCAATCCCACGTTTAAGTTCCCGGCGGAATTATTTTATTGAAACGCAATCCACGGTTTTTTTTCGCTGTTGCTGTTTTTGCGGAAGTGTATTTATCCAACTCAATCAATTCGTCGATTTTGTGGGATTCAACTTCGCCGGCGTCAGTTCGAACCCTGTGAGGATTCGTTGCCGTTTCTTCAATTTTTTCTCGGAGTTCGTCGCTCATGATTCAATCATGGCAGCAAACGCCTTTTTTTGATCCGCCTTGCGTCATCGTTTTAGGCGTTTCACTTTTATTTTTTGCGTGCGACCATCTGAAGTCGGCATTGCAACTTTTCGGCGTTGCCTGCCGCCTGCTTCGGTTGAGCTAGGCAAAACGCCAGCAATGGACGCCGCAACGGCACTTCCTACCAAGCAGTCAAACCAATGATTGTCGCGGTTCGGCGTTGCTTTCCATTCATCAACAACGCGACCTTTGGCTTCCGTTCTCACTGGAAATTCAGAACAACAATGTTCTGCCAAAAGTTCGTGTTCGCCTTCATAAAAACAAAGTGCTTCAGGATCGCCGAGGGGATGCTTCAACCGTGCAGCAACAAACGACTTCCAAAAATTTGTGTCGTAAAGTGTTGAGCGTTGACCCGGTGACAATTGACCAATACGCCAATTCAAACCGATTTTGTCGCCGCGTTTTTTGTTCCTGTCGTTGATTGGATTTCCCGACGCGGTAATGCCGCGACCGTGCGAAGGAAGTATTGAGCCAGAGAAGGGCGAACGCTTGCAGAATGTACGGACGACGGCGGTTGACTGCCCCCAATTGGCATCAATCATAAGTTGATTGACGCGAAGCTCCAAACCATCCTCGCGTTGCCAATCTTTGCTCATGATTGTATTGACCACCGTTTCCAAACCCGCCGCAAGACTCGCTTCAAAGCCGGCGTTGTCCGCGACCAACGAAAGAGTTTTCTTGACGTTTGCAGCATCAAAGAAACGCGAAGGTTGTTCAGGGTAAACACCGTAGGAAATAACAGAACCGCCAAACGATTTGTTCCATGCCGTGACCAACCAGAACAAGCACTTTTCCTGAACGTCGATAAATGCTGTTAGAGCGTCGCATTCTGTCGGGACAATGTTTCGCTTGACCTTGTTGCCCCTGCCCATTAGGTGCTTTTTTTGGAGCCTGCCAACGTCGTTTTGTTCAATCAACGGGTCGTTCTGAAACTCACTAGCAAAAGCAGTTTCGCCGCGATCAATTCGAAGGTTCCAAGCGTGTTGAATTGCGGAAAGTTCGTCGGGGTTCTTTCTTTGCTCCCAAGCGACTTTCGAACCGGCGTCCATTTCCTTTTTATTTTTTTCATAGAAATCATCGGCGGGTTTTGTTCCCGCCCCCGAACGTTGACCTTCTTTGCGCAGTTCGGCGTATTCGCTCCAAAGGTCTTCGTTGGTGGGCCAATCATAAATCAACCGCGTGCGTTGTCCCTGCCAAGCTGGATGTTGCGAGCGGTCAAGTAGTCGGTCGGCAAGATCGTCGGGTTTAACAACCGTGACCGTGCAAAGTCCGGCGATTTTTGTACCGGGGCCAGACAACCCAAGAATGGCACCTTTCAAAACTGCTTCGCGTGTCATGACTTGCGAAGGGCTTCCGGCACTTTCATCCGTTTGCGGGTCGTCAATCAAAACCAAACTTGGTCGAACCTTGCGACTGTCGCACGCACGCTTTGCGCTCATGCCTCGGATTCGCCCCGTGATGCCGGCAACACGAATAATTCCGCCGGATGCTTTGCTTCCTTCAATGGTTGGAAACTGAACTTCTTGCGCCGTCCAACTCATCGAAGTTGGTTTGCCTTTGTAAAGTTGACCGCCCGAACGTTGATGAATTTTTTCCAACGCAACAATTGGATAAACCGCTTCGGGAAAGTCTTCAAGAATAATTTCGGAAACTTCACATTCCGTTTTTATCGAATCGAGCATTGTCCTGGCGTGCGCTTCGTCGGCACCAATGATTGCTATGAACTCATGATGACCATACAAGATTGACCACAACGCCGCCGTTTCAACCAAAGAAGTTTTTCCAGAACCTCGGGGCATTGCAAACGCGAACAACCCGCCACGCAAAACACTTTCTTCAATTGCTTCGATAACTTTCAAATGATCCTCAGACCATTCAAGCGCAAACGTGTTTGGAAAATATGATTCACAAAACAAACGAAAGTTTTTTTCGGCATTCTTCTTTCGTTGTTCGTCAACAACCTTTGGAAGTTCGCCAATGTCGCGACCGCTTTCAGAAAGTTCGGCGGAACGCGCCGCCATTTTTTCGCGGTGTGTTGAATACGTGTTGCCCGACTGCCCAAGTTGCTTTTTTGCTTTCGCAACTTCTTTCAAAACAGCACGCGCCTGCCGTTCCGCTTCTTTTATTCGCTTTTGTTTGTCTTTTGGAAGTTGCAAAACCTGCCCCGATTCAGTGCGAAAACCTCGAAAACCGCGTTTCCGCTCCAAATTCTACCGGAAAAATATCGGCGTAAGTCCCTCTGCCGTAAGGGTTTACGCCACAAAATTTGAAAATCGTGAAATACCCTGTTGACATACGCTGCCGTATGACGATAATAAAAGCATGACGCAACGGGGCGTCAAACAGGAAACACTGAAACAGGAAAACGGAACGATGCCAAACAACGAAACAAACTTGATCGAAAACCTCACCTTCGGAATCGAAATCGAAACAACTCTTGCAAGTCAGTCACGAACCGAAATCGGAAGTTACTATCACCCTGTTCAAGTTGCTTGGTTGCCCGAAGGTTGGAAGGTTGGTCGAGATTGCTCAATTCGTTGCGGTCGGGGTCGCAAGGATGCAGAGTTTGTTTCACCAGTTCTGAAAGGTGTTGCAGGACTGAAGCAAGTTCTCGAAGTTATTAAGAAGCTCGAACAAAAAGGCGCACGAGTCAATTCTTCTTGCGGTCTCCACGTTCACGTTGGATTCGACAAGCAAAACGAAGTTGAATTAAAGAAGTTGACCTCACTCGTTGCAAACTTTGAAAAAGCAATCTACGCTCAAACCGGAACCAACAAACGAGAAAACGGGCAGTGGTGTCGAAGCGTTCAACGACACGGAAACGTTGACGCTGCACGTTCAACACAACGACGCGACCGATACAACCTTTTGAACACGCAAAGTCGATGCCCAACAATCGAGTTTCGTGCTTTTGCTGCAACACTCAACGCAACAAAAATCGTTGGTCATATTCTTTGCTGCTTGGGTTTGGTTGAAAAGAGCCTTGAAGCAAAACGAACTGCAAAGTTTGTTGCGAAAACACCAGTTGCAACTTCACCAGTTGCTCGCAAGGGTGAAGGTCAAACCGCTGTTGCTCGATTGTTCTACGCTCTAGGATGGACGAAGGGACGAGAAAAGAAAACCTTCGGTGATCTTTTCGAAGGTATCAGCATTACCAAGAAAGCAGTCAAAAAGGAATTGATGCGACTCGCGAAAAAATACGACTCGCTTTCATAGCGAGTTTATGCGTTTACGCATAAACCAGAACGAAACGCCCAAGGGCGTCTTAGGGTGAAACCCTAACTGATGAGTTCTAAAAACCTTTACTTGGAGAAAATGAAAATGAATATTGAAAGTGCATCAACGCAAGCAATCACAAGCATTCGCGAAGTCTTACTTGACAACCCGAAGTTTCCGAAAGAAGTCTGTCGGGCTGTTCGTGCGGGTCGCTCCCAAAAGGTTTGGAGGGGCAAACGCACGGAACGTATACAGAAGTTCAAGGCGTTCGTTGCTTTGCTCAATAAGGCGATGGGCTGCAAGGTTTCCATTCGGTTTAAGGAAGACGGGAACAACGAAACCAGTTTGAAAAGTTTTGTGAACTTCGAAGGGGCAAACCCTGAAATTGTGATGGTCGGGAAGTTGTCGCTCGCAACGTTGCTCTATTGCTTCGCGACCGCTCAAGCCCAAGACGACCCAAACATGCAAACGCACTTCGGGCGTTGGAGATGGGCTGCAAATGTTTTCAAGCGATTCTTCCCCAAGTCGTTTTCCAAACTTGATACTTCGGGCGCGTACTTACTGGAACAGGGCAAACCAATCTAAGAACGAAACGCCTTCGGGCGTCTTGGGGTGAAACCTCAACTGATGAGTTCTAAGGAAACAACGGAAGGAAAAAATCATGTGCGGACTATTTGGATTCATAGCAGACGAAGACAAAACGATTGACACGAAAATTTTGCAACGGGTTGCAACTAACACGATGAAGCGCGGGCCTCACTCTTGGGGTATCGCTTGGGTGAACACTCAAGGCAAACTTCGCATGTTCAAACAGACGGGGCGAATTGTTGACGACTTGGGTTTGCTTGTGTCGCTTGCAAGTGATGCCCGAATGTTGATTGGTCACTGTCGCTACGCTACGCACGGAAGCCCCGAGAATAATTTGAACAATCATCCGCACCCTTGCGACGGTGGTTGGATTGTTCACAATGGACAGATAAAACACTACGAAACAATCATCGACCGTTTTGATTTGCACCCAACAACCGAATGCGATTCCGAAGTAGTCGGTCTTATGATCGAATCCAGAAAAGGAACGTTGCTCGAAAGAGTTGCAACAACTGTTTCAGAATGTCGCGGGGTCACACCTTTTTCAATGATGGGACTTTGGAAAAATCGTTTTGCAGTTGCACGGGAAAATGATCAACCGTTGCACATTGGAGAAGCGGACGGGGGTTACTATCTTGCAAGCCTCGCAAGCGGTTTGGTAGATGACTGTTGGAACGTCAAGAAAATGAAAGAGGGACAAGTTACAGTTTTCAATATTTCTCAGTACAACAAAACAAGGATTCCAGCATGACAAAATTTAGCAAAGAAGAAAGACCAGTGCGGGACAAAATGGTTTCCATTCGCATGACACAAGAACAATGGGAAACGCTTTCCGGGGTCGCGGAAGAATTACAGGTTGAAGGTGTTGCGGACGCAATACGAAACGCGGTTGACTTTTATCTTGAGAACAACACCAAAGCAAAGCGGGCTTTGTCAAAAGTAAACTCAAGACGATAAAAAAGTGAGTTGATTTTTTGGACTGTTGAATTTAGTTTGTGCGAAAACGAAGAAACTAGAAAAGGAAAAAGAAAATGAAAATTGAAAATGAAAATCTTGTTTTTGTCTACGGTACTTTAATGAGCGGTTTCGGAAACAACGCATTGTTGAGAAACGGAAACGCGGAACTTCAAACTACTGCGTGTATTCGGGCGACAATGTACGACCTTGGTTGTTTTCCCGGTGTCAAACTTTGTGGGCCTAACGACGACAATCCACCACGCGGAAAAAATGTTGTTGGTGAAGTTTGGAAAGTTGACAAACCAACTTTGAAAAATCTTGATCGACTCGAAGGGGAGGGCGTGTTGTATAAAAGAAAAACTACAACGATTCTCCACAACGAGCGAAACAATTGGGGCGGCAAAAAAGTTTGGGTGTATGAGATCATGAGAGAGCAAGACGAAGAAAGTCTTGTTGCCTCGGGCGACTACCGCAAACACTACGACACGCACCCCGCGAACCGTTTTCGTTTATAGCCCATCGCGTGCGGGTTCGAACCAAGTCCCGTCTTCGTTGACCGCAAAAGTAAAATTTACTTTGAACGTGTCACCGAATGCGGCGACTTCGGTTGTGCAATGGTCGCATTGAAAAATTGGAATTTCGCCGGCGTCGCTCGTTGCGATTCCTGAAGCGTGAAGTTCCCGCGAACACTTTGGACAATGGAAAACATCAATCATGGAAACACTCACAATTTCAATTCATGGACATTGGGCGGCGGCGATTATGGACGGACGAAAGAAATTTGAAAACAGGACTTTCAAAACAAAACACCGGGGGAGGGTTTGGGTTCACGCTAGTTTGAGCAACAAGCCTATTGAATTGAGTTCCAAGAGGCTTTTGCGGGGGTTGGTGGTTCCTTATCCTCGGGGCGTTATCGTCGGTTCTGTGGACGTTTTCGATTGCGTCCCGTCAACCTCTTTGGACGCTTCGAACCCTTGGGTTGTCGGGCCTTGGTGCTGGTTGTTGCGTGACCCTCAACCGTTGAAAAATCCTGTCCCTTGTTCGGGGAAAGCAAAGTTTTGGCATGTTCCTGAAGATGTTTTGCCGCTTCTCCAATAAATTCACAACCAGCGGTTACTCTGCTTTTGCTTCCCGTGTTCCTGCTTCCAAGTTCAGACTCGGGGCCGCTTACTTCACTCACATGCCCGAAGCGGTGAACCTTCCAAGCTAAACTTTTTTGCCGGTGTCTTATCATTGCGGGGTGCGATGTTGTCGAAATAAAGTTGTACCCGCCGGCTTTCATCAACGAACCCAACCACTCGCTTAATGCGTTACCAATTCCAACGCCTTGGTAATCGGGCAACACAACGGTTCTGTGTTCTCTCTTGGTGTGTTTCTTTGTTGGGTGCGGGAAAGTTAAAAACGAAGTAAACGCAACCGGCTGATTTCTCCAAGTTGCAACAAAGCATTTCGCCGCCCTGTGAATTTCGGCGGTCAAATAGTGATGCCCCCGAAAGGCTTTCCAAGCATCAACCCCAACCTGAAAAATTTCGAGTTCAATGGTTGGTCGTTGCCGAAGACGCCTCCAATGAAATTCATTCGTTGCGACGTTGTAGACCCAATCCGGTTGGAGCCAATCAACAACATCATAATGACAAGACAACGCAACGAGCTTCGGCGTTTTGCGTTTGCGTAATGCTTTGGAAACTGCCGCACTCGCAACCTGTGCCGCGTCGCGGTCAACAACGCTCGTCCATTCATCGAACACAACTGTTTCGGCGTCTTCAAGTAAAACGCGGGCAAGCTCGCAACGAAACTTTTGCCCGTTGCTTAAATGTGAAAAACGTTTCAACCAATGAGGCGGCGAAGAAAAGCCAACTGAAGATAATGCTTTTGTGATTTCGGTTGCGTTGCAGTCTTTTGGGAAACCATCAACGACCGCGCCGGTTGTGGGCCAGGTATATCCCTCATGAAATAAGGCTTTTTTGAATAGGTTTTTTCCAAGCGTTGTTTTTCCTGAACCAGACGGGCCGGCGATTAAGCCGATTTGCCAAGGCTTGTCCTCAATCGGCAGGTTCACTTTCCATTCATGCGAAACGGTTTCGTTGTTTGGAATATCAAACATGCCGCAAACTTGTTCAACCCTGAAGCTCGACTTGATCGGCGATTTTATCAGTAGGTCAACACTCGGCATTTGTGACCCTCTTCGGTGAGTTGCTTGAAAAGTTTTTCTTGCGCGGTTTCGTTTTTCAAAGACACAACAATTTCGAAACCGTTCTTTGGTTTTGCTTCCGGCTTTTCTGTTGTGTCTTCCTCTATCAAACCGCCTTCCTCGGCGAGTTGTGAAAGCATGTCAGACAATGCGTGCGAACCCGTGTCGATGTTTCGCAAACATTCTTCGAGTCGTTCGCTATCAATTCCCGCCATTGCTCCAAGCGGATCGTGAGTCGCCAAAAGTTTGTCGGCTTCGGCTTCGTCAACGTCAAGAATCAAAACCGGAACAACCGACGAACCCATTTCCTCAACTCTCAAATGACCATCAATCAACATGAGGCTTTCATCTGGAAGTTGGCGAACAAGTACAGCGTCCGCCATTCCAACCTCAGAAAGTAAACCTTTCAGCGCGTCGCGTTGGTCGTTGGGATGGGTTCGCCAGTTCTTCGGGTTCGGTAGAAGTTGGTCGGCGGGGATTCGTTTGAACTCTTTTATTCGGTCGCGAATTTTCATGTTTGCGTTTTTACTTTCTCAACTGCAAAACGTTGCCGCCTTGTGTTGAAAAAAACGCCGCTTGTTTTTTTGTTCCCGGCTTTTTTTCTAACCATCGCCGGTTTATCCGCCGGTTTGTTCAAACAACTTGAACAAAAGTTCAAAAAAGTTGAGTACGACCTCAGAAAAACTGAGGTTAAAAAACGGGCCGTCAAATCACCCGCGTTTCGTGCTTGTTTTTAAGTGCAAAAAAACGCAAAAGGGCCGGAATGCGTGCAAGTACCGCCCGGTTCCGCCGACCCGTCCGGCGAAATAAACAAAGTCTGTCTGTTTTCGTCATGGTTCGCGATGCCCGACAGAAAAATGCTCTTTTGGCGAAGTACCTTGAAGCCGGCGGATCGCGTGCCATAAACCCCTTGTTTTATAGGGCCAAATTGCTCGCCGTTTTTGGAAATTTCTTTCGATTTTATTTTTCGCCAAAAACCCCTTTTTTTCATAGGCCGATTGCATCCGGCTGTTTGGCTGGATCGTTGGCCTGGCTGACCTCTCATGATGAGACAAAAAAAATTGCATAATCACAAATTTTTTTGTTCATGCCCCCTTGCATAGTATTCCGATATCGGTATACTAAGGGCAGAACGAAACAATAACCCAAACACAAGGAAACAAGACAATGGAAAACACAACAACAAAATTCGTAGTTGGTCAAAAATACACCGCCCGCAGCATTTGTGACCACAATTGCGTTTGGACGTTCGAAATCGTCCGCAGGACGGAAAAAAGCGTTTGGGTTAAGGGTTGCGACATGAACGATTCCCAAGCGATTGAGCGTCGCAAAATTGAGGTTTATTCGAACAGTGAGAAATTTAGCCCATTCGGTAAATATTCAATGAGTCCGGGCGTATACGCTCACAACCGTTTTTCACCTCTCGCTTAATTAGTTTTCCCCTTTACGCATTAACCCCCCAAAATGAAAGCCTAAGACCATGACACAAAACAAACGACTTCACACCGAAACAATCGGAAACCGCTTTTTCAGGGTCATTGAGAGACAAAACAAGCTGGTTCAAATTTGGGTTGATTATCCAGCGGGCGAAAGTTGCGGGTTTCCCGAATGCCTTTTTTCGGGGAATTTAGAGGACGCAAGAAAATTTTGGAAAATTATGAAAAAAAGCCTCATTGAGGTTGCATAGTATTCCGATATCGGTATAATAAGGGCATGACGAGACGATAACTCAAACAAAGGAAAAAAGACAATGAACACAATCACTCTAAAAAGCAGAAAAACAAAAACACCTCGCACTTTCAAAATCGTTGAAGTTTTGCCCGTTGGTGAAAACATGAAAACTCTTTGCGGTGTAACCGCTCAATATTGCGTCAAGACTCCAAGAGGGTTGGACAAGTTGCTTCAAGTCTACGGTGACAAG